GAAGGACGCGCGCCACCAGCCGCCGGCGAGCGCCCGGTATTCGGGGCGCGAGCGGAAGCGCAGCGAGGCGGCCGCCAAAGTGCGCGGGTGCGTCCAGTCGAACGGATCGACGGCGCCAAGCGTCGAATCGTAGAAGGTCTCGAGGGTCGCGACCTGATCAGCGGTCAGCACGAGGCCGATCTGGAACACCTTGATCTCGGCGGTGTAGCGGCGGCGCAGCTTGGCCGGCCCGACGTCGACGTCCGAGCGCACCAGGTTCGCGTCGGCGCTTTCAGTGAAGTCCGCGGCGAGCACCTGCTGCGGCAGGCTAGTCGGCCAGACGGCCATCAGCGCTGCACCAGGGGCGCGCGGACCCCGATCGGCGCGAGCATGCCCTGCGCCGCGGCGCGCGTCACGCCGGCGCCGATGAACACGTCAATGCCGCGCGATCCGTTACTCTCGCTGCGCACCGGCTCGCTCCCGTAGTTGTAGATGTTGACCGTCGGCGCGATCCCACCATTCGGGACCACGGTGCCGGCGGCGCCCGGGATGAGCAGCTCGGGCCCGCGCTCGCCGACGACATAGGCACGGCCGGCCGCGACCGGCCCGCCGTTCGCGCGGAAGCCACCGAAGATCTTCGAGAAGAAACCGCCGATGCCGCCGCCGACGGAGCCGTTTTTCAGGACATCCTTTGCAAACTCGGCGAGCGGCTCGGTGACGAAGGTGCGCGTCGTAATGCGCAGGATGTCCTTGGCGAGGCCCTGCAGGATGTCGCCGAGCGATTCGGCATTGACGATGGCGTCCTCGAACGCAGACGAAAACGTGAGCCCGAGATCGGCCGCGGCGGTGTCGAGCTGGCTGGTCGCGGCGGCGGCGCCCTCGGTGGCCGCCTCGAGCTCGTTGAAGACCTCGACGGCCTTGCGCGCGTACTCCTCGGAGTTCGCGCCGAACGCGGCCTCGAACTCGCGCAGCTCGGCGAGCGCGCGCTCGCGCGGGGTGGAGATAGACTCCCGCAGCTGCTCGAGGCGGCGCCGCGACTGCTCGACCTCGCCCGCAAACGCCTGCTCGCGCTCGCGCGCGTAGTCCTGCAGGTAGGCGCGCACGCTGTCCGACTCGCGCCGCAGGGCATCTGCCACGCGTTGAGCTTCCTTGGAGGCTTTCTCAGCGGCCTTGGCGGCGGCTTCCGGATCGCCCTGCGCGTCGATGCCCGCGCTCGTGATCGTGCCGAGGATCGCGGCACGCCCTGCCGAGACGTCGGTTTCCTCGCGGCCGGTGCGGGCGGCGTTGCGGCGGACCCGCAATTTTTCCTCGAGGCCGTCGATGGTGTCGGCGGCCTGGTCGGCCTGCTGCCGGAAGCGATCCGAGTTGAACAGGCCCGCTTTGAAGGTCTCGAATTTGAGATTGAAGCGCTCGAGCTTGAGCGCGGTCTCGGTCAGGAAGGTGTCGAAGGTTTTGCCGAGGCCGCTGAGCGCCGGCGCGACTTGGGGCACACCGGTCGCGATGGCGTTGAACAGCGTCGTCAGGGCGGGCGCGAGCGCGGTCGCGACGGCTTTGCCGGCGGCCTGCGAGGCAAGGTTGAGTTCGCCGATGGAATCATTCAGCGCGTCGAACTTGTCGGCCTGGTCGCGGGTGATGGTGCCGTTTAGTTCGACGAAGCGATCGACCAGCCGGCCGATGCCGTCTTCGCCCTCGAGGATGAGCGGCGCGAGTTCCTTGAACTGTTTCCCGAACAGGGCAGCACCGGCCGCCGCGCGCTGGCTCGGGTTGTCGACGGCAGCGAGGGCGGCGCCGATCTGGCCGATCTGAGACGCCAGGTCGACGCGCGCGAGCTCGTCGGCGGAGAGCTTGAGCAGGTCGAGCGCCTGCGCGGCTTTGGCGCCCTGCCCGTTCGCGATCTCGACGAGGTTCTTCGAGAGCCGCTGCGCGGCCGAGGAGATGGTATCGATCGACGTGCCCGACTGGCCCGCCGCGAAATTGAGGAACGAAAGTTGCTCGACCGACTGGCCGGTAGCGAAGGACAGATCGCGCAGCTTGTCGCCGAGGTCGATGACCTCGCGCGCAGCGCCCGCGATCGACGTGAGCGACAGGCCCGCGCCGATGCCGGCGAGGGCGGCCGTCGCAAAGGAGGCCGCGCGCTTGATGCCGCTCGACGCCCGGTCGACCACGGACACGGCGCGCGCCATGTCGGTCTGCAGTTTGCCGACGTTGGCGCCGAGTTCGACGACCAGCGAGCCGAGTGTTGCCACGGGTTACCCTTTGAGCGTGTCGATCAGATCCGAGAACGTGGTCGGCTTGACGGGCTCGGCGTTTCGGCGGCCCGGCAGAAAATCAGACGGCGTGAACGGGGGCGTGTCCTTTTCCCGGTTGACGTTGCACAGGATGGCGCACACTTGGGCCAGCATCGCGACCACGGCCCGCGAGCCCCACGGCTCGCGCTGGTAGTCGTCAAGGTGCCCGAGATACTCCTGCGCCGACATCGTGGCGCCCAGCTCGTCCACCGTGCGCCCCAGGTCACGCGCCAGAAAGCGCGCGAACGTCAGCCCGTCGGTGTCGTTTTTTTTTCGAGGCCGGTGAGCTTGATCACGACCTCGTAAAGCTGCAGCGATTCAGCGAGGCACGACGCCCCCCAGGCCTGCCACTCGTCGAGACTCAGCAGCGGCAGGCCCTGCTCGTCGATGGCGCACCAGGCAAGCACCTGCGCGATTTCGTCGTCCTGACTGTGCCGCGCGTTGCCGAGCTTGAGCATCTCCGACAGCGTAAGCTGACGCAGGATGATCTCGCCGCCCAAGGTCTCGACCGGGACGGTCTCCTTGCGCAGAACCGGCCGGACGATGGTCGACTTGTCGAGTGCCATCAGGTCGCGTACGCCTGCGACGCGTTGGCGTTCGCCTTGATGGTGATCGGCGTCGTCACGAGCTGCTGCGCCGATCCGGTCGGCGCCAGCGAGCAGCCGATGAAGCCGGTGGTGACCCACTTCGTGCCGTCCGCGAACGTGAACCGGATCGCGCGGCGTGACTTGCCGTCCGAGGCGGTCTTCAGCGCCTGCAGGGCGGTCGAGGCCGGATCCCACTGCGCGGTCATGGCGAAGTTGAGATTGCTCGCGACACCGGGCTGCACCACCCGCACCAGGTCGTGGATCGTCGTGGTGTCGATGTCTTCGAACTCCCCGCCCGACACGGTGATGTCGGTGATGAGCGACAGCGTGGTGCCGAACGTGATCACCTGCAGGTTGCCCGAGGTGAACGTGTCGAAGGCAGTCGAGTTGACGCCTTCGAGCTCGACCGTGTTGCCGGCGCCATTGACATTCGCCGCGCGCACGACCCGCTCGTCGAGCTGGTACATGCCCTGAATCGACGACAGATACAGATAGTCGCCGTTGACCGGATCGGTGCCGGTGTAGCTTGCGACCGCCGGATTTGCCTTCGTGATCGCGCTGATCGGCAGTGCCGTTGCGAGCGCCGACTGAACCGCGATCTGAACGCCTGACCATACTTTCGCCATGAATCCCCCTATCTAACTCAAGTGCTCAATCGCGAGCGTGACCACATAGGTGCGCGTATCGACATCGAAATCGCCCGCGCGGTTGACCATCAGAAACCCGGCCGCCATGACGGCGGTCTGCGCGGCGTCGGCCACGGCTTCAGCCGCGGCTCGGGTGACGCCGAACGACAGGACAGAGAGCTGCGCGCGAGTGAGCGCGATCGTGCCGTGGATGGTCGGCACGTATTCAGTCGTGTCGCGCGTGTAGACGATCGCCGGCAGGACGTCATCCTGCGGCCGCGCGTCCGGGTAGATCCGGGTCGACACGAGCGCGGTGACGCTGGCGGCGCCATCGAGCGTCGACTTCAGCGCGGTTTCGGCGCTCATGCGAGGCGCTCGAGCTCGGCGGCGAGGCGCGTTTTGATCGTGTTCAGCGCGCGCGGGCCGGCCGCGGCGAGGCCGCCGGCCAGGAACTTTTTACCCGGGATCAAGCGCCCGTAACTCGGGTTGCCGGCCTTGCGGTTGCCGCGCTCGCTGCGGTTCGCGGCCTTGCGTCGGCCGACGGCGGTGTAGCCCAGCTCCTGGAACCGGAAGTAGAACGGGTCTTGCCCCTTGCGGTCGTAGGCGGTCAGCCGGTTCGTGAATTTCTTGCCCTTGACCGTGTAGGTCGTGGCTTCGGTGCGCGCCTTGCCGTGCCGCACGCCGATGATTTGCCGGCCTGCGAGGCCCTGGTCGAATTGCCGGCGCCCGCGCTTCGCGATGACGTTGCGCTTCAGCGCCCCGGTGTCGACCGGGGCCCGTGCCTTGACCTCGATGACGATCTCGCGCGCGCCGGCCCGCATCGCGGCGTTCAGTGCCCGGCGCTGGATCTTCGTCGGCAGCGTCTTCAGCCGCGCCTGCAGCTCGGCCAGGCCCTCGATACGAATGGCGCTCACGACACCGCGCTCAGGTTGCGCACCTGGTAGTCGTACTGGTTCTTGACGGCCTGTGATCCGCTGTAAGTCGCCTCGACTGTCACGCGGCGGCGCTCGAACGGGAGATTGGCCAGGATCGCGTTGTCAGCGGCCGACAGCACGATCTCGACGGTGGTGCCCGGGGTGACGCTTGTCGTCGCGCGCACCGAAGTGCCGGTCGAGAGGCAGTCGATGCGGTACGCGACCGTCGACGGCATCGCAGCTGCGCCGGTCTTGTCCAGGAACGACACGTTGAGGTAACAGGTCGTGCCCTCGTTGATGATGTCCAATCAGGCGGCCTCGAGGACGAAGTTTATCGAGCGGCTTGCGAGCTCGAACACCATCGAGCGCCGCCGCAGTTGGAACACCATTGCGCGCTCGGAGAGCGCGAACACCATGCGCGCCGGGCGCGAGCCCCTGCCGTCGCCGGCGAGGCTGCCCACGGCCGAGACGGTGCCAAATCCTTCGCGATTGCGCGCACCCTCCGCCTCCAGGATGCCGACGCCGCCGACAATGCCCGAGCCCTGTTGCGGGGCCTCGCCGCGCCCCTCCAGGCTGCCGACGCCACCGACAATGCCCGAGCCCTGTTGCGGGGCCTCGCCGCGCCCGTCCAGGCTGCCGACGCCACCGACGATGCCGGCGCCATCGCGCACGACAAACCCATCACCGGCGAGGCTGCCGGCGCCAGAGACGAGGCCGCTGCCTTCCTTGACGCCGGCGGCGGCCGACTGGAGGAGCAGCAGTAGGGACACGTCAGACCGCCAGCAGGGTACTCAGCGTTGACTGGCACTCCGCGAGTTCCGCATCCAGGCGAGCCAGCTCACTTGAGTCACCCAGGCGCTCCGCCGCCGTGCGCAGAGAACCGAGGTAGACGATGCGGGCCCGGACCAGCGCCATCAGTTGTTCGACGGTCATCGTCAGATCACCATCGCGCGCAGCAGCACGGTCGACGTGTTGAGCAGCATGTAGATGTAGTCCACCTCGGTCGCACCGTCTCGGTACTCGATGTCGAACGCGGTATCGCCAAGCACCGCCGCGCCCTGCGTGTAGGTCATCGTCGACCACGGCTGCATCGCGTTTTCCACCACGTCGTAGGCAAACCATCGGCCTGTGGCGTCTTTCTGCAGGTAGATGCGATCTTTGAGGTAGGCGTACTTGCTGCCGGTGGTGAAGGTTTCGGCGGCCGGGGCGTAGGTAATCGCTGCCCACGTGTTGAGGGCGATGTCGTAACGGTCGAGCAGCGCGCCCGCCGCGCCACGGAAACTGTAAAAATATCGGCCGTTGAGAATGGCGTTCTCGTTTGTCCAGTCGGCGGCCGTCGCGCTATGCACCCAGTGCCCGCTCATGCCGGTGCCCGGCGCGCCACCACGCGCCACACCCGGCGTTAGGGTGGTCCACGTGCCCGCCGAAATGCTGTACCGGAACAGCGTGACCGCGCCGCTGCCCATGTAGTAAATGAAATCGTCGTTGCCCTCGATGCTGTAAACCGAGGTGGCGTCAGGCTGCGTCGTCCACGCCGCAGAGGTTGTGATCACGGTCGCCGTGTTGCTGGCGATAGTGCGGATCTGACCGGCGCCCGTGCCCGACACGATGCGGATCTGATAGTTCGTCCAACTGTTCACGGTCCAGTTTTTGCCGCTGTTGGTCAGCGTGGACGCGCCACCCGCCGTCGCCGTGCCGGTAGCAAACGCCACATAGTCGCTGTCAATCCACGACGGGGTCGACAGGAGCTTGGAGTCGGTGCCGATGACAGCCGCCGGAGCAATACCGTCCGTTGCGCCAGTTTCCGCCGAAGTCCAGGCATTGGTCGCGAAATCGTAGAAGCGGAAAACGGCGGCGGTTGTCGTGCCCGCTGCTGTAATCGCGTTCAGCACATACCAGCGCGGCGTGAGCAGGCGGTAAGTCGTCGAAGCCGTGAAAGCACTGGCCTGCGTCGGCACTGTGATCACCGAATTCGTGCCGACAGTGTTCGACGAAATAACGAGGGTCACGCCCGCATTCGGGCCGCCCGTGATATGGATTCTGTAGCCGCGCAGGTCGCGGGCCAGCGTAAGGTTCGTCGTGATGGTCGACGTGGTGCCCGCCGTCGCCGTGCCCGATGGCCCCACTGCCGTTGCCACACCGCAAGCCCCTGCCGCGAACGTGCCGGCCAGTGCGGGAGACGGCAGGTTTATCCATGCATCCTCCAGCGGGTTGTACAGCAGCGCAGCCGTGGCGGACTGCACCAGCATTTGCTGCTGTCGGAAGTGACGCGACGAAACGATGAACTGCGCCGCTGCCGTCGCTGCGGGCGCGGGCGTGCAAAACTCCCACCGCTTGAGGTCGAGTATTTTCCGATTGCCGTTCGTAGTAGGCATATCAAGTCACCGCAATATTTCGTCGCAGGCTGTCAGCCGCCACGCGCATGAGGGAGGGGATCTGTTCCGTTGCGGCCAGGCCGCCGATATTGGTTTGGTTCGATAACGTCGAGCACGTCGTCACTGTGCCCACGGTCGTGATGGTCGCGAGAGTCAAGCTTGCGCTGATCGCGTCAATGGCCACGCGGAGACGGCCGGCGACATCCGGCATCGACTGCCCGATGGTTCGCGTCAACGCCTGAAGCGCGAACCGCTGCGCCTCGATGGCCTCGATGAGTTCGCCGTATGCTGCGACCGGCAGCGGGTTGTCTGGCGACACGTCCGCCGGCGTTTTCGCGTCATCGGCCCCGCTGAGCGTGGCGAGGCCCACGACCTGCATTTTCGTGACGTCGCCGGAATAGGTGACCTCGCGCGTCGAGACCAGCGCGCCGACGCCTGGCGTAATTGCAACATTATCAGGCATGTCAGGAGTCCGTGATTCGCAGCTTGGTGTTCGTGGCCTTGAGCGTGAACGAACCGGACGCCGAGGCCGACGTGTCGCCGGTGGTGATCTGGCCCGAGCCCTCGAATGTGGGGCCCGTTGAATTCCACACGCTGAACCAGGTCACGGTCTGCAGGGCCGCGAGGCCGGTCACGGTGACGTCGCTCGACAGCGCGCGCTCGGCGCTCGCTGCGGCGGCGAAGGTCGCGGTTTCCAGTCCCGCGCCGAGCTGGTTGCTGGTGCCGGCTGCGCCCGGATCGCCGGAGTGCAGGCGCACCCGGTTCGCGGCCAGCGCGTTGAGCATGGTGTTCTTGGCGGTCGTGCTGTACGGCATGCCTATCCCTCGACGAGCCCTTCGCTGAGCAGCAGCTCGAGCTCGCTGTGTTTCATGTCGCGGTCGATGACGGCCGTGATCGCGTAGATCCGGCCCTCGAAGGCGATCCGCATTTTTTCCGTCACACCCGCCCGATAACGGATCCGCGCGCGAGCGGTGATCTCGCCGTGCGGCTGCGCGCTCGCAAATATCTCGCGGCCGGTGATCGGCTGCAGCGAGCCGGGCACGGTGGCGAACTCGGCCCAGGTCTGCACCGCCTGGCCGTGGGCGTCGCGCGTTTCGGTGGCCTGCTCGATCACCAGGTCGTGGCACAGCGCGCCGGCGCGCATTACCACCGGGTGAACACCCGGAACGGCATCAGCAGCGCCTCGATGCCATACGGCACCGTGCTCAAGCTGAGCGGCGAGCTCGCCTCGCGGTGTTCGTATAGATGCCCGGCGAGCAGCGCCAGGGCGTGGCGGATGGAACTCGGCACGCTGGCGTCGCTCGGGCCAAACCCGGCCACGTAGGTGACGGTGACGCTGTCCGGATGGTCGAGCGTGGCGGGCCAGTCTTGGCCGACTTTCAGTCGCACGCGGCCGGGCGTGTCGCCCTGGACGACTTCGTAGACCGAGGCGGAAAGAGTTTGCGTGGCCTGATCCGGGTCCATGTACTGGATAGACGTCACGCTCGCCAGCGGCGGGTACGGCAGCATCAGCTCGTAGACCCAGTCGGCCCGCGGCGGATTCCGGAACCACGCCTGACCCGGGAAGGAGTCGACCTTGTAGGCATAGGTCCGGTTGACCAGCGCCCTGCACAGCCAAGACTCCACCCAGGCCGTGGCGACCGCGATCAGCCCCTCGAGGTACGAGTCCTCGCTGGCCGCCAGGCGAAGGTGCGCGCGCGCGTCGGCCGTCGCCAGCGCGGGTTGCGCGGGTGGCGTGGTGAGGGTCAGGTGCATCAGGTCGGCCGCGCGCCAAGAATTAGCGGCCGGACATACTGGGTCTGATCGACTCCGATATTGTAGCGCTTGGTGATGGTCTGGCCCTGGTAGTCGGTCGTCGCCGCGCCAGTCGACTCGTTGAATTGGCCGCGTCCAATTGCGCGAGACCCTGGCTTCAAGCGCCAGTTGCAGGCGTCAAAATCCGTGTCGCTCACAGCCTGGAACAATGGGTTTTCAAGAACTGACTGATCTGACTCAGTAGTTGCCGTGTACGACGGCAAATCGAAAGGCGATGTTTTGGCCCAGTTGGCCGGGCTGATGTAACCCAGAGCACCGCCCACGGCGGTCATGCGCGGATACCACAGGTTATGCGATTCTTGCAAAACCGCGTCGGCATCTTTTTTATCAATAGCGCCTGCTTCGTTGTTGGCGCTGATGCAGCCGCGAATGTTCACTGTAGTTGTTGCATCCGCATTGGTGCTGATCAAACAGAACAGATGAGCGCCCCAGTCCACGCAATTGATGGCCGAAACCGTCATGTTCGTGGCGCCCGTCACGAGGAAACGATGGCCGCACCAGTACCCGATACAGTGATCGAGGATGTGCGGGCCGCTGGCGTTTGCTTCAAATGCGTGTCCGTCGGCATACATGAAGACGCAGCGTTCAAACCTGAAGCGAAGGCCCCGTGCAAGAACACAAGCCCCGTTGACTGTTCCGTTTGCATTGCCACAGCCGAATGAAAACCGCGCGCCTCTGAACGTGTGGTCGCCCCAATTCTGATACATCACGCAATGGATCTGTCCGACCACAATCGACCAGCCTAGCGCGATAGGATCCCCAGGCGCGCGCACATAAACCGTCGAGAAGCCGAGACCGTCGTTGTCCCCGTATCCGTACTGCTTCTCGAATGTCAGCGCGCCGACGGTGCCGCGATTGCGGTCAGCGTCGCCCGCCGCGGCGCACATAAAATGTCCGTTCACCACGGCGGATTCTGGCTTGTTCAGGCTTGGGTTCGACCCGTCCGCGCGGAGCGCATACCATTCATTCGGATTTGCCGCGCTGCGCACCCATTTGTGCGTCCCGTTGGTCAGCGGCCAGCCGGCGGATATTTCGCAGCCGTTAAAATTCCAGATTATCGGGTTTCCGTTGCTGCCGTTGCGGCCCTGGTCGAACACGAACGGACGATTGCCGCTGGCGTTCGCAGCTGTTATGTCCGTCACGCGGACGCGCGCACCCGCGGCTTCGTCGCGCAGCGTGTTGGTAGCTGATAGCGTGATCTGGGTTGCCGACGCGCTCGCGACCGTATATTGACCGTCGTTGAGCGCCGACCCAAACACTCGGATGATCTGCCCCGCTGTGTTGTACGCGGAGAAAGAAACCGCGCCAGCCGTCCTGATTTGACGACTCGCGGCATCGAATGAAATGTCGGTTGCATTGACGCGCAAATTCGCGTTTACATTCGTCGCCTCGTAATACGGCCCGCTACCCGCAGCGACCTCCACCACGTCCCCCGCACTAATGGTGCCGAGTTGCGCCGCCAGCAGCGAGCGCCACGCATTCGCTGGACTGCTGCCATCGTTTGCGCCGTCGGTAAGGCGATTGTCGATGTACTTTGTGGCCATCGTTACGCCGCCGGACGCCAGAACACCGCGACCAGGTTATCGTCGGCCGCGTTGCTGCAGGTAATGGTCAGCGCGCCTGCCCTGTTCAATGCGCCGAGAAAATCACGAAAGCCGACTGAGGCGGCCGGTAGCGTGTAGGATTGCGCGACCCCGTCAGAATCAGCAAAACCCGCGATCACGCAAGTTCCGGTGAGCGCTGCGCTGATCAGAACGCCCATCAGTCGCGTGTCATTTGCCGCGCCGCCACCGATGGTGACCGTTGTCGTCTTGCTGATGATTGAAACGTTGCACGCCTGCACGACACGCGTAACGCTATTCGCAGCGGACGACGCGAGTTCTTCACCGGCACCAAGACCCTGCTCGAGCGTATGCATCGCCCCCGACGTGCCCTTGACCTGCCGACTGCCGTCGACTGTATCTTCCAGCAGCATGCTGACCTCCGGAAAAGCGCGCCCAGGTCACCCCGGGCGCAGAGTCGACACTTAGTCCGTGATCGCGGCAGTCGCGAGCGGGGGCGCGTAGCGGGTGCCGTGCAAGACGTAGAGCACCGTGCCGACGGCGTTGGCCATCGACGCGACGTCGACGCGGACGCAGTCGAAGCCCCCGTCGCGGTCCAGCTGCTCCGCATCGATTTCGATGACATACAGCAGATCGCGATCGTTGGTGGTCAAGGTCGTGAAAGTGTTGGACGTCACTGCCGTGGCCACCAGCGTGTCGCTGGTCGCGACGTCGGTGTTCGCGTACATCAGGGAGAAGGCGAGCTCCTTCTCGCCGGTGCCGGCGACAGCCGTCGCCTGCTTCAGAGTCACAACGCCACCGGTGACGGTGGTCGCGTTGTTGACCTGGAGCAGCACGGTCACGTGGCTGTAGCCCTTGAGGCTGACGTAGTCGCCGTCACCGGCCGTGCCGGTCAGGGCCGCCGCAGAGCAGCCAACGACGACTTTCGCAAAGTCGACGAGCTGGAGGTGGGTCGGGTTCATGGGTCAGCCTCCTTAGCGGGTTTCGAGGGCCACGAAGTGGCTCAACGTGTTGGTGCCGTTGCGGCGGGCGATCGGGCTGGAGAGCCACGGCTGGCCACCGAAGCGGAAGGTCCAGCGGAACGCGGTATGCCCGCTGTCGAAGTACAGGTGCATCGATACGTCGGACTTGATGCCGGAGGCCTTGTAGGGCAGGAAATAGCCCTTCAGGTCGGCGAGGACGATGTCGCCGCGCGTGCCGAGTGTCTGGCAGGCCTCGGTCGGGACAATCGGCCGGCCGAGCAGCGTGCCCGACGGGGCCGACACCATGCCACCGGGCGGGATGAACATCGGCGCGCCGCCGTAAAGCTGCGAGCCCGCCGGGTTGCTGATGGTCATGCCCAGCTGGTGGATCTGCGGCTCCACATCCTGATTGATGAGCCACACGGCGCGAGCGCGGGCGAACGCCGGCATGCGCGAGTACATCTTGACGATGTTCGCTGCCAGCA